AGCTCGATAGACTTTAAACGTTAAATCTCTAGTCAAATCAGGTTCAAATGTGGTGCCATTTGTTGATTTAAAGAAAACCCCAACAGCATTATCTTTTGTGGATCTTTTTTGGGTGGTACCAGCTAAGAAGTCACCTAACTTAGCTGTCCAAACTTTATAGGAATCCGCTTTGGCGTTTGACTGTAAAACGATAGCGTATTCTTTTTTACCTTCTAAAAAGATAGGCTCATCAAATCTAAAAACAGTTTCGGCAGTTCCGGTCGATGAAGTAGTAATTTGGTTAGAAGCCTTGAATACTATTCCATTCTCTAGAATCTTATCAGGATCTGGATATCCGGAAAATGCAGGGCGGATTTGCAATTCAACCGGCAAATCACTAGCCTCTGCTTTTGATTGGAAATATATTCCAATAGCGGTAATATATGCTCCATCATTTGAATTAATGGAGAATGTTTGGGCTATAGGTTGAACTTTTGTAGTTGCCATATTTAAACCTTATCTATTCGTTTAGAAGTTATCATGACTATCATAACAGACTCTTCCCAACTTGATCTTTTATTTCTTCAATAAGTGCATCGTCAGTGGTGTAAACAAATCCTGGATTATTCTTGAAGAAATTAACGATGACACCATCACCGTTATGGTCAGCAAATTCTATACCATTCGCAAAGATGCGTCTGTCAGTTGTATCTATAGTATACAATCCATAAACATTATCGATCTTGGTAGCAAGTTTGCTTTCTTCAACCATAATTGTCTTACCATCTTCGATAACATAGTGTGTGCCAGATACACGGACACCCATATAATTATATAGTGGTGCACCATCATAAAGATGGATTGCTGTAACCATTCCACCGCGTGTCATGTCACCAAGAAGCATATGACTGATTTGCTTTGTAGTTCCATCTGCCATCTCGATTAGGGTATCAGCAGTAAAGCATCCGGTTCCTCCACCAGTTGATCCACTACCTGATGCACCAACGCCGGTTCCTCCAGTTGCACTACCACTGACACCAATACCGCCGCCTTTGCTAGGACCGCTATTACCACCACCAACAGCGCCGAGGCCACCACCTTTTGTATCACCGAAACATTGGCCTGGACCAGTTGAAGTATTGCCGCCGCCAGGTTTATCAGGACCGCCTCCACCACCGCCGTTACCGCCACCAGTTGTTACCTTCGGTATAGTTTCTGTTTTAGTAGTAATTGCAACATCAATATTATATTTTCTAGTGCTCTTTACTGTTTCTTGATAATGGCGTAGAGTTCCGCGAGTAGTGAATACCCCATAGGTATATGAGGTAGCATTAGCCAGATTCAATACGCTAATATCTACTAGATAAAATTTAGTATCACCTGTTAAGAATTTCAAAGTATTTGTAGAAGGAATTAGGAATATGCCTTCAATCTCACCACTTGCGTTACTATAAATTTCTGCAGTGGGACCACCTAAATTTTGAGGGAATTGAGTAGCATTTTTATAGATATTACCTGCATCAAGATATGGTGAATTTTTAGTTAAAGAGCCAAAGAATGCGAATTTACCGGCGCCGGTTTGAACCCAGTTTGCGACACTTACGTTGTCATAGAATGGGAAATATCTAGTATTCGGTCTTAATCCTGAAGCTTTAAAGAATACGAATTTGTTTCTTTGATACTGAATAGAGGTTTCGTACAACTTTTCGTCTTTTACTGATGTTGTAACAATCGATGATGAACCTGCTGTAGATGTTGCAGTAGTTGTGGTTTTAATATTTCCGGCTGTGCTGGTCGTAGTTTTAGTTTCTGAGTAACCAGCATCTAACTGATTTTCTTTAACCCCGGACCAGTTGAAACCCCAACTACCCCACAAAGCATCTTTAGTCGGATCTAAGTTGAATCCACCGTCAATAACTTTTGCAGGAAGACGCACATCATCGAACCACACGTCCGATGAAGGTGACATTTTAATTTTGCCGGTAACAACACCTAAATTAAAAGCATTAACTGGTTCAGCACCAGTATTCGGGGCACCAGAAGGTCCTGAAGTAGCTTCAGTATTTGAAACCTCTACGACTTCAGTAAAGGTTGGATATACTGTATCACCTATAAGGATCGTATCTACTGAATTTGCTGAATCGTATAGGAGTTCGATATTTCTACTAACATGAGGTGGTCTAAGTTCACCAGAGAACATGTCAATGGCAGCGTTATATTCATAAGCAGCTCTTGCAGACTGAGAATGATCCTTAAAGTTATCAGCAGTTAAGCCAATCTTTAATCTATTATTACCATTTGAGTCGAAGACATCTATTAGGGAAGTTTCAAGCTCAAGCATATTTAAGGTTGTTAGTTCTTCAAGTCTATCAATTCTCTTTTCTAGAGAACCAATATCACTCATAGTATATCTTCTATTATTGACATACTGTAATGCTACGTCATCCTGATTAAGTACATATGGATTAACTTTTAGTTTATAAAGCTCCATATTATTTTCTGGTAACGTTGGGAATTGTGGGAATAAAGCATCATCACCAGGGATAGCTCTAAAGCCACCATCGTTACCAAGAGCAATTCTATAATATTTTCCACGATAATAACTAACATCGGCATTTATCAAATCAGTGTTAACAGGAATCTCCATACGGACTGCGCCTGTACCGGTGAAGTTTGCACCGGTATTATCTTTTCTAGATCTAAAATCGAGAACATCTCTTAACTGTACGATTTGGGCATTTTTCTGTCTAAAGGTAGGAATATCTTCGTAGTTAACTTGACCAGTATATGAGTTAACTGCAAAGAAATCTCCATTAGCACCATGTTCGAAATAATCAAAATCTACATATACGTTTCCAGCAGGCGCACTATATCCAGATTTTAGGTACAGTTTAGAAACATCATAGAAGTTATCTTTTTGACCATTGTCAAAGATATACTGATTGGTAATAATATTTCCAGTTGCGGAACCATCCCTGATCTCATTAATTCTATATCCATCAGCTTTCGCTAAACTGATAGTATTATCCACAGCAGGAGTGAATGTAGTTGCAACATTTGTTAAGGTTTTAGTCTTAACAGTTGATGCACTTTTATTCACAATAGCAATCATTGTGATAGCAGAACTAGTTGGGAGTGATCCAAGCGTTACAGAGGTAGATCCGTTTCCGCCTGAAGTTATATTAATATTTTGAGACACCCCGCTACTATCTAAAGTAGCAATCCAACTTGAGGAATTCGCAAATGTTTCACCTGTAGCAGATAGGTTAAACTGAATTGTTCCAGATACAGTTGTAGTACCGGTAAATCTACGTTGAGTTGCAAGTGAAATATCAGATAATGCAGAGGGTCTGGTATATCTTAAGTCAAATAGTAAATTATTATTTGTCGTATCTTTGATAACCGCAACGCCATTTTCCAGAACCAGATCTACATAATTAGTTGTACTAGTACCAATACTTCTTACTGCGCTAAAGTTATTCGAACCTGACATTGTTACATCAAAGAGATACACTCTATAATAAGAACCGAATTCTTCAACAGATCTTATTCTAGCTGTACCAATAGTAGAACCACCATAAGTGATAGCTGATCTTAAGTTTACAGTAGCCAAAGTGTTGATCTGTGGTAAGCCTCTTAGAGTACTACAGATAACATAGTTACCATAATTTGCTGCAATAACATCATTATTAACAGTTTCAGTTGTTCTAGGTTTATCAATCACAATACGGATTGAACTTTCTAATTCTGCATAATGGCCTTCAACATAAGCAGATCCTGCAGAAATTTGAATGTCAAGTTTAGTATTGTCGGAATCATTTTCTAAAGTTTTAACCAAGAACGGTTTAACTGTATAGCTACCAGATTCATCAGCAGTCCTTTTCTCCATGATTTTCATAATCACGTTAAGGCTATTAGGACCTGGTGCAGCTGTAGAAACTAATGCACCCTTTACGATAGAGTATGCTTTTAAGAATGTTGTATCTGAATCAACGTTGTTTTCAAGTTCCAGAGTCAATCTAATTCTGTAACGATCAGCACCGGGTGCTGTCAGGTTAGGCGTATCGGTAGAATTGTCATATAATTTACTATTATCCGAAGAAGTTACGACATCTTCAGTTACTACAAATCCAGCGTTTACAGTTGGTTCATTCGAATATTTTGAAAGGATAATAGACTGGGAATCGGTTGTAACAAAATGGCCTAATACGAAGAAGGTGCTACTTTTTACTGATAATCTACTACCTCTACCTACAGCAGGGTTTACTGTGGTATTAGTTGTTTGCACCTGGAGGTTTGCACCTGATATTAAACCGTTAAGGATTTCACCAGGGATTAAACGTGTAGGGGTATCAGTACCGTCTATCTGATTGTTATTGATATATTCAACGTATATGGTAGCGGGATCTAAACCTACAGCTGGAACCACTTCCGCTATACGAACATTAATAGTCGATGTTAAACCTACAAAGGTTTCTCCAACTAGAGATGTATACGATGTCGGAAGTGAATATGAAGTAGTATTCAGTTTTACGAATTCGTATTTATTATCAAGTTGTACACCGCCAGATTGAACAGAAGCACCATCGTTAAATACGAATCTAGCATGACGTTCAGCTTCTTTTTGAATAATAGTCTGTAGCTGAGTTAATTCTCTTGCTTGAAGCGCACGACCATTATTGAAAAGAATTCTATGATAGTGATCACTATCGGCAAAATCGTCTCTATAGGTTTGGCTGAAGGTTGTGCTAGTAACGTTGCTTACCATTTTTATTCCATATCTTACAATTGAATTACGATTTTAATGTCTTCGGTCTGATCTACGGATCTAGAAATAGCTGCACGATTTTCAATATAAAGAATTTCACCTGAGTTAAAATCGATAGCTCCTAATCCGAAAGTACCATCACTATCTAGGGTTCCTGAACCTGCACCATCAGTCTCTGTGATACCTTCTCCGCCTTCGAATGGGATGAATCCGGTTTCTTCAGTTTGGTGATAACGAAGAATTCCTGTTGTTGTATTGTATGTATCAACGTAGGCTTTTGCTCCAGAAGCTCCACCCAAGATAGTATTATCTGGTGAGAATGCAACTGCTACAGGAAGAACACATTTTAGACTCTTAAGAGCAAAACCAGAAGCAATACTAAAATCGGAATCAGTAACAGGGACTTTAGGATTCTTAATTAGAGCAATCTGACGGAAGTCGTTATCTGTGAGGAAGGTATTCGATTCTGTACCAGATGGCTTACTATTAAACATTAAGGCCTTTGCTCTTAGATCGTGAATAGGGTTCGCACCGAATCCACCGGTAGGAGAAAGATTTGCTTTTGCAGTAGCTGAACCTGAGCTAAAAGAAACTGTTGCTGCTGTATAACCAGATCCATGTTTAGTACTACCAGAACCATTCGAATCAAGTTTAATATCTACAATAGTTCCACCTGATATAATTGCCTTTGCTGTGCAGCTATCACCGTCACCAGAAATAGTTACAGTAGGTGCAACCGAATAACCGGATCCCCCCGAAACAATTCTTATACTTCCAATTTGACCGTCGACAGCAGCATTCTGAACTCCAAATTGTTCAACGTCTGCTGCAGGAGAAGAACTGTCGGTTGAAAGAATATATTTAACTGGCATATAGTTTGCAGAAAGATACTTATTCGCATCGCCTGCTGTAAGTGTGTATAAGAACTTCCACATATATCCGTCAGTAGTAACGAATGAGGAGGTAGAAGATCCGGTCGGTTTTACGACAGATGCAACGATTGTTCCAGTAGCATCTCTACCTGCCTTTAAGCATAGGTAAACCCCGTTATCATCGGTGATAATAAAGTAAGGTGTTGTAGGATGTCCTGAAACGTTATCATCCCATCCGCTATATAATGTACCAGCGACCCAGTTATTTCTAGGAACTACGTATGAAACGTTTTCTGCTGATTTAATCGATTGAAGACTTAAACGGAGATTACGCTCTTCACGGAGACTATTGACAGGGGTAGGAGCAGTGTCTGAACTGTCCCAGTCAATCGAGTTGCCGATGCCAATATAATAAGAACTTCCAGCAGTTTGGATTTCTGTGACAAGATTGTCAAGAAGAACTCTTTTTAAACTGTCAGTGATAATACCTGTCATTTTATTTCCCTATTAAGCTATCGTAGCGCCGTAATGTCCGGTGATATACCATTTAGTACCATCCCAAATTACCGTAGCAGCATCGTTCTGATCCAATGCAAAAGTAGTTCCTTGCGCAAAAGATGCAGGTGTTACGGTCGCTATACCAGCACCCATGTTTGTAAATATTTTAGATTCACCAACTACTGTTCCATTAGCTAATGAAATTGCAAGAGCTGAACCACTGTTACAGATTATATATGAAGCCGAAGTTGATGCTGCACCAGCCGAGGTAATTGTTGAAGAAGTATATGCTACCTTACCAATCTCAACAGAACCAGTACCTTTACCAGCTAATTGTAAAGTGATATTGGTATCGTCACCGGTTGCCGTAATAGAAGGTTTATTACCGGTGATAGCATTTGTAATATTCACATCATTTACTGCAGACGAGGTTGCGGTAATTCGAATGGACTCCGCACCGTTTACATCATTAATTGCTGTAGTAACTCTTGGTGTAGTTAATATTGGTGAAGTAAGAGTTTTATTTGTTAATGTAGATACATGGCTATTAAAAGTTAACGTATCACTATCTGTTAAAAGAGGAAGTCTAATATTTCTATTCGCTACTAACTCTGCGGGAACTATAATATAACGATGAGTTGATGAGGTATCATTAATCTGTGGACCAGTCAATATAGGCGAAGTAAGAGTTTTATTCGTTAACGTTTGACTTGCTGAATCAAGTAGAAGTGTTCCACTATGATTTGGAATATAAACAGTTCTATCAGCTGTAGGGTTAACTGGAATAAGGGTTGTCTCAAAACTGTCTGCGGTAGAACCTTCGAAAATAATGGATCCAGCGGTAAAGGCAACCCCGGTGGAAAGTGAGTTGCTATCACCGCCAAGCTTTATATAAAGCTCCACAAAATTTTCGTTAATTTTTTCACCAGCAGAGCGAAGCGTATCCCCCGTTCCATCATTGGCTGTAGTACCGATGCCAATATTTTGCCTAGTCATTCGATTAAATCCTTTAACGAATCAGATTAATGTTATTTATAATGTTTTAATAGGTATAATTTAAGGAGAATATAGTTTATTCGAATCTACTTTCATCCATAGTTTCGATTCCACTGGAGAACTTAATTACCTTAATTGAGCCATTGCTATCAGCATCGAAGGTTGGTGAGTTCGGGCTTAACCAATCTTCAATGTCATTATAGCTTCTATTTAGTTGTTGAATAGTAAGAGTCTGATACATTCGGACAGTATCAGGAACCAGTATTTCTGCTGCAGAATCCGCATCGCCGCCATCAGGTGCAACGAGAGTAATAGAGGTTACAGCAATTGGTGTTATATTACTGAATGCTTCGAACGAGAATACACCAGAGGCACTATCTAGAATCACATTTGGCATAATTGATAGATTCAGATTTGCCAGAGATTCAATTGTAACTTCGCCACCTAGATAAAATCCAGCAGGGTGAACAAACGTCTTATACAAATCTCTCCATTTGGTGATCGGAGTTCCTGAACGAACCAATATGGAAAGAACTTGGTAAAGAGCACCGTTCTGAATATACTTTAAAGATTCTGGACCAATTCTAGAATCTCCAACTGTAAACAGATTATTTTTAGGATAAACAATCTGTGGCTGTTCACCATAGAATGCTCGAAAGAAACCTTCAGCTGAATAAAGTGTACCTTTAATTCTATAGAAATTTGCAAGAAGGTTACCAGCAAGTCTTGGATTCAGGAAGTAATCTGCGTTTACAGATCCGTCACCAATCTCGTAGAAGATTCTATTCAACAGGGCTAAATCTGTCGAGCCTAAATCTCTTATTTTATAAAGATCAGTTATATCTCTATCGAAGCCATAGGTTTCGTCAGAGTCCATCCAGTCATAATAGTATTCTAGAAACTTAACCAGATTAGGATAATCGGTAGTAAAATATGAAGGTAATACTTCTTTCACTTTACTCTGTGAAAGATTTATATCTCTACGGTTAAGGTCTAAAGTTGTTTGTATCATTATAGAGCTACTTGGGTTTTACCATAATCTAAACTACCGGATGCAAAAGATCTAGAGTTATCAATATTTAAAACGTAATTTCTTAATGGTGTAATAGTACTTTGGTTCGCAGGAACTGCAGAGATTCGGATATAACTAATTCCACCAATGATTGAACTTAAAGAAAATCCTACTAGTTGGACCATTCCGTTATTAGGATTATATGTACCAACATTATTTACCTGAACGTTACCATCTGTATCGACAACTTGTAATACTGTGTCATTTAATTTATTTCTTATAATACAAATTTTATTATTGTAAGTAAACTGATTTGAAGTTATAATATAGTTTACATCATCTGGTGCTGATAGAGCAACAGGGAATACAAGTGTATAAGAAGATGAGGTATTAAAACTTGGGGTAAATCTTTGCTGGATCTTTACATCCATTCTTGAGTTTAGTACTGCCTCAGATAGATTATCAACCTCAGTTAAGACATTCGATCTTCTAAAAGATTCACCGAATACATTTAGATTATTTGTAAAGTAGTTTAGAATAGTTGTTGTTACATTCGTCTCGGTAGTTTTCAGTGTAGTATTTGTTTTATTCGGGTTAAATGAAAAGAAGGTAGAGCATTCTAGATATGTTTGAATCGGATCAACAAACTCTGTACTGATTGACATAACTGATAGCGGTTTGATTAAGTTGGTCTGGATAGCATTCTTAATAATAGCTTTTGCAGATTCAGGGTAAATGTCTGAGAATTTTAAACTTACAAAGACCTTACCATATTCACGATTCGGAAGGTTTTCTTCTCCGCCCCATGCAACACAATCTTCGACTTGTGGGAAGTTTGTAAGGATAAGGGATTTATAATCCTCTGCAGTAACAAGTCTTTGCTGTGCAGCAAATTTAACTGGAGCATTCACTCGGATAGATTCAATGCTTTCTTTTCCGGTACCACCAGCTGCAGCATTAATGGTTACTGATGATATAGCATAATTTACGGAATTGACACTAAGAGTTCCAGCAGCAGTAAAGCTTGAACCACCATTTGAAGATGCGCCATTCGAAGAAAGATAACTTACTACAATCTTATTACCTGCAATAGGAGCCGCACCAATTGTAATACCGTCACTGAAGGTAAGTTCATAATATCCATTTGGGGTTTCTCTTAACTGATACACACGAGATGTAGCATCAATTGTGATAACTTCGTACAGTGATGTATAGGCAATATAGTCGGATGATGTAGGCGACGTGTATACGTTCACTGCGACAGTGCTAGTGTCCATAGTTACGTCAGGTATAACATAGATCTGTCTATCTGTGGAACTTCCTACGTAGAAGGTTTTAGTCTTTAAAGTACCTTCAACTACAGGAATAAGAGGAACACCATTCTCATCAACAAACTGATAATAACCAGAACCGTTATCTGTTGCAGTATAGTCTTCCAAGGTATAGAATGAATAACTGATATCATCAACAGAAGTATTAAATCTTGTATACTTCGGTAGGGTAACTACACTCGGTCTACCTGCAGAAGTAATAGTAACTGATACACTTAGGTAAGCAGTAGGGGATGTGACAGATCTAGGGTTATAACCTAGTGCTTCAGCATGGGAAACAATTGATGATCGGAGTTGTGCAGTATTCAGGAACGCTTCATTCAGTGCAAAGTTTGCTACTAGACCATTAAAGTGGGTGTTATATGCTAACACGTCAAGAATGTTAGATAAGCCAGAAGCTTCGAAGTTGTAGTCCGCAAACTCAGGCTGCTGAGCAAGATAGGTCTTTAAGCTGCTCTTAATATTTGCGAAGTCAAGTTGGGTTGACTGGATGTTCGTAACCATATTATCTTAACCTCGTTATGGTTGTACCTAGTGTTATCAATTCTTCAGTATTCACAACCTGAAAAGTAATTGTCACGTCTATATTGTTTGCATCTGGCTGAAGATTCGTTTTAACAGTTCTGATTAAAGCTCTCGGCTCGTATCTTGCAACTGTTTCTCTTACTGCAGCATCTAATTCGTATACAGTATCATTGTCAACTAATTCGAATAAAAGATTATTCAAGTCCCCGCCGAAACTAGGTTGGAATGGTTTCTCATATTTATTAGTAAGCAGTAAATTCTTAACTGCTTGCTTCACTGCAGCTGCATCAGTCTTCTTATAGATTTCCCCAGAAGGCTTCTTCGAAAAGGTAAGATCAATATCGCTATAGAGTCGCGTACGCGTGGTCACGAGCGATCGCGTACCTAAATTACCATCTTCGACTGCAAAAGCTCTTGTTACCATTTTCTTCTTTTTTCGAAATAGGGGGTTTACAAAATTAAAAATCTCGGTATAATAATATAGTACTTATATGGGGATTATAATATACCTTGTCCCTGTTATTTATACGAGATTATTCCGGCTTCATTTCAATAAGATCAGAATTCGATAGAGAAGTATTATTGTATAGAGTAACGACTTCTTTACCCCAATTACCATCGGTAACAGTATAGGATTCACCGAGAGCAGGTGTTATAACAATGAGTTGTGCATTCAATGAGCCATCAGGGTTATACGTATCATAATCTAGAATCAGTTTTTGGAATGATCCAACTGTCTTTAAATGCACTGCTAGATCATATGTTTTTTCTAGATCTGATTTACCCTGTGCATTATGAAGCTCATATACGATTGCTCTACCTTCGGACTTATATCTATTAACGGAAGTGCTCCAGTCGCTGCTACTTAATTCTATATCTCTTGGTTTATAAACACCTTCGATTACAACCAAACGGTTATCTTTAAAAGCAGAATCCCTATTGGATCTGATCCTTTTTACGAGTTCGGCATGAGGTTGTAGATTTCTAGCAATCTGCGCTCTTGAAGCAACTGGGATTTCTGATAGTCTTCCAATTGCTCCTTTACCACCAGTGAATGTAGAAAGAGGAATCGATTTAATAATCTGTGTGCCTAGAGTAATATTATCACTATTTGAAATCTTAGAATCTGGAACAAAGTTATAAGATCTAATGTCCGGTGCTTGGAATTTCGTATCTCTTGCAGGTCCTCTTGAACCTAAATCAGTTGCACCTCTAAATGGTTCTTGATTCGAACTATTTACCCTGGATACTGGCATAGGGGTATTCTGAGAATATGTAGGTGATAGTGTACCATTTGATACAGCATTCTGTACAAATAGTGGATCGTTACGAACACTTTCGCTTCTCATGAAAGCTCTAACTTCAGTTGTCTTTAAATCTTTTGTTGAAATACCAGAAGTTGCTGACGATCTGTTTATAGCTCTAAGCATATGATCACCAATATCAACCTTTACATCCACAGCACCAAGTGAAGTCTGGTTAAGATATTGATTAAGTGTTGCGGCATCAGGTTTCGCAGTTTCTGTAGTATCCGTTGCAGTGTTAACTACGGTTCCAGCACTACCACTTGCACCAAGGCTTCCAGCAGTTCCGGCTCTACCAGCTTGTGTTGCTGTATTCGCATTACCATTTAATGCACCATGGAACGTAGGAGCTGTAACGCCTGCCGTGAATGTGCCAGATGTACCGAATACATTCTTTACGTAAGCAATAACACCTTCCCCACCGATTGTACCAGTAGCACCGAATACAGATAGATCTGCAGCTGCAATGTTCATATTATTTGAGCTCTGGAACATCTTTGACTTCGAGCTGATGTAACTGCTTGCTCCAGATGAAAGACGCATATCACCTTCAGATGTAATTCTGGATGCACCTTTCGTGACTACGTTATTGTCACCGAGTGTTGTCGATGTAGAAGTACCTAGCGTAGTGCTTGAGTGATTGCCTTTTACGATATGACCTACGTTTGCTTCTGTAGTTGTTCTCCATGAACCTGTAACCGATTCAGATTTATTTTCACCAACGTCTAGATTATAATTACCAGCAACTTTCAGATTGAAATCTCCAGCTACTTCCATATCGACGTTTCCACCATATATGATTGTAGCGTTACCTTCAATGATAATCTTTTGGTCTTTTGAGATTTGAATCGTCTGTCCAGCAGCTGCAATTGTCATGCTGCCATCTGACTTTAATTCAATACCATTACCACTGTTATGACTGAGGATAATTCTTTCGTTACCCGGTGTATCATCCATCTCAAATGTATGACCACTTGCTGTTTTAATAGCACGGTTTCTGGTGTTCATTGATGGGGATGGTGTATTGGATGATATATCAGTTCCGTTTATACCACCACCTAAAGTAAGAGAAGTTACTTCCGCACCATAGGATGTTTTCGGTAAGCTTGACCCCCACCAATCGGGAAACTTTGGATAGACACCAGTTGCATCACCAGTTAAACTCTTGTCCCGTCCTTGTTCTATTACAACTGGACCGAGAGTGCTTATTCTATCGTTTAGATCGTCATTTACTGTAGTCATTATACAACCTTATGACACTGCGCCAATTGTAGAAGCAAGTTCTGCTCTACTAAACGGACCGTAATTATTATTGAATTGAACAACGTTTCTTTTGCCGAAAGTATTTAGGATATAATCATCAACGTCAAATCCAGGATCAACCTTACCAAGGTCACTACACTGATAGTGGCCTAACACTTGTCCAGATGGGAATACCCTATAGAATACTTCTAAGAAAGCTTTTTGAGCAGCCCATTGTGGATCTGAAATAGATTCTGCAGAGATATACCTATCTGGATTAGATGTTCCGGATACGCAATTATAACCTGCAATATGTGATATACCAATGCTATATTTGTTATGGCCGTAATCAAGTGCGTGTGCACCTTGTTGGTTAATGGGTCTACCTCTTTGGATTCTTCCGTCCCTACGAATAATGTAGTGATAACCGCAACCACTAAATCCTCTTTGCTTATGAACTTCGTGGATTTGTTCTGAACCTACATGAGGCTGATCTATAAAATTTGCAGACCAGTGAATTACTGTTTCAGTAATCTCTCTTGTTGCTGATCTTAACTCAGCTTCAAGTTCTTCCATTGAAGTAACGAATGTGAATGCGTATCCACCACCACCGGAATTAACTGAAGCAGGAATATCCGGGACAGGGGTAGAGTAAGGGGAGATGGGTGTCGGAACGGTATCAGCCCCTTTCCACAGAGAATCTAAATTACCAATAGAAAATATAGGTGAAGAAGAAACCCCAAATGCGTCTAATTCCGGATTAAATTTATTTACTAGTGCAGATGCTGAAGTATCAACCTTTGAAAGTTCTTCTTCTAATTCTTCTAAACTTAAATCAGAATATGGTTTTATAAGAACTGCGGCCTCTTTAAATTGTTTTGCATCAACTAGAGATATTGCTCTTTTTTGTAATGCAAGAGGTAATGGTTGTTCTCTACGTGTAAGTCTACCGAATACGTATTTCATCGGATTCGTATTTGCTTGAATTATATCTTTAATAACCTGATTAAAGCCTTGATCTAAAAATGACTTTAAGCTTTGATTTACAATATTTGTGATATTATTAAACTGCTGTGCAATGCCAGAAGGAACACCATTTGTCTTTTTCGATAATTGGGTTATTGTATTTTGTGCTGCAGTGTCTTTCACCCCATCCGGAGATACAGCTTCAATTGCAGTACGTAGTTTATCATATGGTAAATTTGAGACTGTTGCTAAAGAATCCGCTACAGCTTCAGGAGTAGGTAAGGCGTGAACAAATGTGTTTAATCCTGCATCAATTTCTGCATCTAATCCGGTAATAGATTTTATAGAGTTCTGAGTACCACCTGATAAAGGAGTTATTAGATTAGTCACGCCAGGAGGTTGATCAGTTAATAACGCTAAGCCTTTATTCGCTACAGAACTAGTTCCGTCACCTGTATTATCAACCTCTTGGGTTAGGCCTTGCCAGCCACCAACTGTTTCATTTACGTTTACCCCAATCTTAGTAGAGGTAACGGATTGATAACTCGAAATAGCTTCAGACCCGGCTTTTACAATCTGATCAGCATTTACTCTCTTAGTAAGATTGGTTAACTGTTGATTTAGATTATTGAGTGTAACCTTAGGTACTTCAATCATGATACAAATCTCCTATATGCATCTTCTGCATACGATATTCTTTTTTGTCTATGTGTCCCATCACTTCTTTCATAATGTTGATCGAAGTTAGCAGCTGCTTCGGCTGCAGTACGAGAAGCCTTTAATTTAGTAGCAGCTTTTTTTTCGGAGGTCTGTAGTTCGTACATAAAGAACCCTAATTGACATTCTAATGTAGTATAGTCCTGACCTGTAGAAGAAGCATAGTTTCTTAAATCATTTAATCGCGTATCTCGCCACTGAGCAATACCGAAAGACTGTTTACCCTTATCGTTCGGATTATTTGCATTTGGATCGATATTCGCTGTCGATTCTGCTGCAAAATTACCAACAATTCCACAAGCTTGTTCCGGGGTAAATCCGTTATTAATAAGGAATCGATATACCTTTTCTGCATTCGTAGAACCTTCTAATGATCCAGGAGCAATTGCAGTAGCTGAACCTTTATATATTGCAGCGCTTTGACCCGCATCGGCTCCACCACCTCCACCTGATGGCCTTGCACCAGTATAAGCATTAGCCTGATCTGATGTTGGAACCATTACCTTAGGAATGCTACCTAGTACCAACGGGATCTGTGAATCGGTTCCATCTAAGAATACTCCGAAGACCTGTGCACCATTTGAAATCATAGGGGCAGATCCGACACCACCCATTCCTGGTTCTGTAGACGGTAGCATTGTCTGTGCCCAAGGTAAGTCGTAATTCGGAATCTCCTCCCCATGAAGACCGTACACTCTTATTTGGACTCTTCCTAGAAACAGATCTGCGTCATTATTATTGACCACAGTTCCAAAAAAGAATCTGTTGATATTATCTCCATAAAAACTCATGATACTTCGGTCTCCCCAGGAATATCAGCAAGCTTAACACAACTTGCAATCACGTCATATCTTTCTTTTTTAAACTGATGCTTTACTGCATACATTAGATAATCGCCTGATTTCTTTCTATCGAATTCTTCATTTGATGGTGTAGCTTTTGTTGTAGCTGTATCTAAAAATCGGAGTGAGATTTGGTTACCAATTGTATTACTGTATTGACCGAACAGGAAGTTTCTTCCAGGTAAAGCCACTTCAATTGCATTGCGAGTTAATATGCTACGAAGTGCTTCAGATACAATCTTTAATCTGTGGTCCGCAAGAGTAGAGGCTTGCGAATAGTTACCAAGATCAGCACCTGAATAGGTATTCGTTGTTACGAGATTTGTTATGACCTTGGATTTTAATTCTGCAAACGGTGTACCATCTAATTCATAACCGCTACTGAATGCAATCTTATTCTGTGTTTTACCTATAATATCTTTGTTAACTAAATCTTTTAACATCTTATCTAGATTAAAATCTGTATGGGTATTATCGATCGGTATTCCAGTTAATGGATCATAGAAGAAATATCTAGCTCCGACTAATCCCTTTTTAACAAGAGATATAATCTCATCATTTGATTTCGAAACATAATTTTGGATAAGATATGCCTGATCGTCAATACCAGTCGATGATGCAAACGATGTAGAGATTTGTGAATATACGTACGGTTTAGGATCTGATGCTGTAGTAAGCATTTCATCCAAACCAATGATGTGAAGGTTTTGATTAGCTAAAGTAGAGAAGAAGAAATATGGAACGCCATCAATCGATGATGCTCTATCTCTTATCCACTTAGCAGCTTCAAGAGGGGTAAGGTTAGGAATGATAACTCGAATTGGATTCTGATTGTCTGGCTTAACTGGACCAGAGAAGTTCTTTTTTAGATTATCTTTCACAATCTTTTGAATTATTTCTACTGGCTTACCTGTGTAAGATTTATTCACGTTAATCAGAGACGAATTGAAAGCGTGTTCTTCCACAATATGGAATAGAACAGTTGCTGATCTATCATTGCTACGAATATTCTTTACGGTCTTTTCAATGATAAAGTCTTTCGCAACCGGAATCATATCAGTGCCAGGTAATGAAAACTGTAATGATATTTTCTCTGCACCGGAAAAGTCGACAGCATTATAGATGCTATATTCATCCACGAATACAATGTTACCAGTTAAATAAGGTTTATCTAAGTGTTCGTAAATCTCAATATCGGTGATGATATTTTTTAGATCTATAGTCTTACCGCCCACGAAAGCAGATGAGCTTACTACAGCTTTCTCTAGTATGTAATCGAACGGAGATTCAGGTTTACCTTTTTTGCCTTGCGCCATTATGCAGTTCTCAATGATTCGTTATAGGCTTTAACAATTTGTTCTATAGCGCCAGGTTTAATCACTTTAATTCTTCTTAGATTGTCATTCGCCTGAATATAACGATCGAGATATGTTATAGAATTTAGAATACCTGGAGGTGCAGAGTAAGGATTGATATCAGTTGGAACACCGTTGGCATCTTCATAATGATGTACAGTATTATATTCATCAGAAACCGATGCAATAGTAATAGATTCTGGAAAACTGGGATCTGTATTATCACGAAGTGTTTCACCTGATACGAATGATAAAGCACCATTCATCTTAACGAATATCTGTCCTAAATCTAATTCTCGTTTTACTACTTGAGCAGTTGCACCAGAAGTTAAACCAGATACCGTATCACCAACTTGGAAGTGAGTGAAAAGATCTGATACATCATTTGTAGTTATAACCTTATGCGGATAATCTACTTGTGCTTTTGCTCGGATCTCTTGAACTGTTAGCGGCCAGCCTTGCTGACGGATAGTATCATTTAGAAGATACAAAGTCCAATAGTATCTTGGTGTGCGGTAATAATCTTGGGATATAGTATCAGGTCTATCACCATCTTGGATGATATAGTATTCATAAAAGTTTAGATTGTCTTTCACTTGATCAATTATATCGACATATGCAGAAAGATTCTGAAATGCAGTGACTGAAACCTCAGTTCCAAAATTATAGGTTGTGGTCGGGAAATTCGTAAAGAACATATTAGTAACCCTGTAGAATATCGTTACGGTTAAGAGTTCTTTCTTCACCGAAGCTAAGAAGCAAATCTATCTCTGACGGTTTACCATCTTTATGCCAACTCATAGACTGTGGATTCATAATGACCTGAACAGATCTAAGAACGCTATTCAGGATTTTAACCCCAACTTGTTGACCACCGTATCTCATTTCAATCTGGAACTTATCAGGGAATTCATAACCAATAGGAACATTTAATCCATTGGGATCGAAGTTAATGGTGTCTGGATACATAGTTGATCGAAAGAATTTTACGATCCCATCAATCTCTTCTGCCTCTTTTGCTGAACTAGCAATCAGTTTAAAAGTAAATTGAAATTCTCTTAATGTCACAGATTTAAATAGGTTAATCGTATTTGGATTAATAGTAGTAGAAAGCCCAGCTCTTACTACTGTATTAACCGTGTCTCCACCAGCTTCAGAAAGTCTAACTGCTGCAAGTCTAGCACCTTGTTGATTTGCAACGTTACCCTTCATTAGATCAATCATACTTCCAGTGGCTTGACCGACACCTTGAGCAAGAGACTTCATAATGCCAGAACCTTGTTGTGCTCCAGCAAGTCCAATTGCACCAACAGCTCCTAAAGAAGGTTGTTCATAGTTAATCTGGTCAGTTACGTTGATATTTGTAGGAAGATATAGAATAACACCACGTGATCGATCTACTACAATGGAAGCGGCTTTCACCGGATCTTCTTCTATAACATTCGGTTCATTTAAGCTAGGAGAAGCTTGTCTATCCCTATTATCAGAAGTCCCTGAGCTGTTAAATCCTTCCAAAAATCCAGAAGCCAGAACACCTTCACCGTTTGCTAATTGACTTAAAAATCCATCGCCTTTACGAGTAAACACGTTTGCAAATGATGATGAAATTTCAGGAGGAGTATATTTTACAGGCCTGAATGTGATAGTTCCCTTATAGTCATCAGATCTCTCTAAAGGAAACCTCCAGGTTTTATTTGGTAGAGGTGCCATTTTTATCCTATAAATAAAATAGATTTAAACTATTTATATGAAAAATGAAGACGTATTCCGGAAAATATAAAGTTAAAAACCCTGCGAAGTATAAGGGTGATTACACAAATGTCGTATATCGATCGATGTGGGAACGCCAGTGTTTTGCCTGGTGTGAGAATAATAGCGAGATAAAGGAATGGTCTTCAGAAGAGATTGTGGTTCCTTACTTCTATGATGTCGATAAAAAGTACCACAGATATTTTATTGATCTAAAGATCACATTTAATAATGGTCAGACTATCTTGGTGGAAGTAAAACCTGAGAAAGAAACTGCGCCACCAAAAAGGCCTGACAAAAGTAAAAGATATATTAACGAATCTTTAACCTATGTTAAGAATATGAATAAGTGGTTAGCAGCACATGAGTTTGCTAAAGATCGTGGTTGGGAGTTCCAGGTCTGGACTGAAAAGACTTTAGAGAAGCTAAACATACTTCCCAAAGCATTCAAACCATTAAAACCCATAAAGAAGATCAAGAAATAAGACATAAATAGATCTATGCTATGCAAGGAAGAATGTATTGAGCAATCTATTTCAAACACTTGAGATTGAAGCTTTCCGTAAGGGTATTACCCCAAGGACTGCGCAGTCAAGAGAATGGTTTATGAACAAGACGAAGGACCTTAGAAACATCAACAGAAACGTGTTGATGAAGGAAACCCCTATTACCCTAAAGAATAGAACTATTATTGGTTCTATGTTTATGTTTTTCTATCAGCCAAAGCATAAAGACACGTTGCCATATTATGACTCGTTCCCGTTAGTGATTGTTCTAAAGCCAGCTGAAGGGGGATTCCTAGGATTAAATCTCCACTATCTTCCTCCAGTATTAAGAGCTAAATTCTTAGACGCTTTGTTAGAAAATACCAACAATGACAGGTTTGACGAGACCACTAAATTCAATTTAACGTACAATCTACTCGAACGTGCAACCAAACTGAAGTACTTCGAACCTTGTATCAAACATTACTTAACCGATCACGTTAGAAGCAGATTCGCTTTAGTCGAAGCTCCTGAGTGGGAAATCGCTACGTTCCTACCAGTTGCAGACTTCCAAAAGGCAAGAGCTTCTACTGTGTGGAAAGACTCTAGAAGAAAGATATCATAATGGCTTACAGCATCGACCAAATGAAATCTCTCATTTCACGTAAAGGTGGAGTATCTGAGGCTAATGTATTTCGTGTAGAATTCCCGTCTTTGCCCGGTGCATCGGCAGAAGAAGTAAACCTTCTTTGTACTCGCGTGAATATTCCAGGCCAACAAATCCTAACTTATGATAAAGAGATTGGTATCAAGACTGAAAAAGTAGGATATCGTCGCGCGTACGAAGATGTCTCTATGAGCTTCCTACTATTAAATGATTATGGTATTCGAAAGTATTTTGAAACGTGGATGGGCTATGTTGTTGATCCGAACACGTACGAGATTGGTTATAAGAACGAGTATATTGCAGGTCAGGTAAAGATTCAGCAACTAAGAAAGGGTATTGGTCTACCGATCTATTCCACACCACTTGGTCTGCCACTACTCCCCTCAGAGATTCAAAATAGACTTCCGAAATTCGGTCCGTTCGATCTTGCAAGAGGTCAACTCGATCTAAACTATATTACAAATGACCAAGTAGTCTATGAAGTTATTCTTGAGAACGTATTCCCTACAACTATGACCGGTATTGAACTTGGAAATGCAATTGATGGCGTGCTCGAATTCCAAGTTACTTTCTCTTACACTAAATATACTGCACAAAATAAAGAAGCGAACCCTACAGCCGATTTTATAACAACTGGCATAGGTTCTTTGCTAACAAATCTATAAGGATGATTTAAATGGCTCTACCTAAACTGAATGACAATCCAAAGTATGATCTTATAATTCCTTCTATGAATAAAAAGGTCAGATACAGACCTTATCTCGTGAAAGAAGAAAAGGTAATGCTAATGGCTATGGAATCACAAGATAACCAGGCTATGATGAATTCGATTGTCGATACGATTGTCGCGTGCGTGGACGATGATATTGATCGTAAGAAGCTTGCAATGTTTGATGTTGAATATATGTTTCTTAAGATTCGTTCGAAGTCTGTTGGTGAAACTTCTACTGTAGGTATTAAGTGCACTTCCTGTAATACGCAGAATGATGTTACTATCGATATCTCTGCAATGGAGATTGAAGTTCCGACAGTCAATAAAACGATTCAGGTTACACCCGAGATTGCTATTGAAATGAAATGGCCAACGTATGAAGATATCATAAAGATTGGTTCAACCGGCAATAAACTGACTAAGAACCTATTTTCTATTATCGAGAAATCAATTGAAGCTATCGTAACTGAGAATGAAAGAATCTTAGCGAAAGATGTGACCGATAAAGAGCTTGAAGAATTCGTTGAGTCCATGACAAAAGAGCAATTGGATATGCTTGGTGACTTTGTATCGAAGATGCCTAGATTGAATAAAGATGTTCATTTCGATTGTGTATCATGTAAAGAACATAATCACGTAAAACTGGAAGGTATGACTGATTTTTTTTAATAGCTCTTTCTCATGAAAATTTAATCAATTACTATAAGGTAAATTTTCAGTTAATGCAGCACCATCATTATTCGTTAACTGAAATTGAAATGCTGATACCGTGGGAAAGAGAAATCTATTTGACTTTGTTATTGCAACATATACAAGAAGAAACAGATGCCGCAAAGCAGAGGCAAAGGGATTTAAAACATGGCTGAAGCAACTCTGAATGATGTAATCGCTAGATTAAGAACAGATAATGAGAAACAGCTAAGAGAACAACAGGACACAACTGTTGCTGTTGAGGAATTGTCTGGTACTATTCGTGCTCTTCTAGAGCAAATGGAAGCCCAGAGATTACGTGATAAAGAATCAGAGTTTGAAGCCAGAAAAAGAGTTACTGCTCCCGCAGCGGCAGGAGCTGCAGCCTCTCCTTCTAGTTCCGGAAGTATTTTAGACCTATTAGGTCCTGGTAGTATGCTTGGAACATTAGCTGGTATTGCCGGGAATCTAGGTGCTGCTACTATTGCTCTTGCAGCTGCTACAGAAGGCTTTGGACCATCACTTAAAAATCTTAAAAACTTTACCACAAATTTAACAAAGCTTCAAAAGGCATTAATCCGAATCCCATTATACCCATTTGAAAGATTACTTAAAGCGAATCCATTTGATGATATTACTAAGAATTTTTCAAAAATGGAAAAGGTCTTAAAGGATCGATATAAATTCGATCCAAAATCTTTAAGATGGCAAAATCTTCTAACTGGTAAATTTGTAAAATTTGACGAAGTGAATCGTGTTGCTAGAGAGTCTAGTGGTTTCTTAACTAGGATATCCAGTTTATTTAAATCAATTACTATTCCCGAATCAGTAACTAAACTTTTTACTGCTGAAGGTGCTATCGGTCAAGCATTTGGAATTCTCAAGAATAATAAATGGCTTACTGGTATATTAAAATTTCTAAGACCCCTTGCTATTATACTTTCATCATTTGACGGCCTGAGGGTTGCAAGTGCTGAAATGGAAGATCGTGAAGGGTTCTTTAACAAATATATTGGTGGTGGGGCTGGTGGGTTTATTGGCGGCTTTGCTGGATCATTCTTTGGCGAAATGGCCAATTTATTCAAAGATATTCCACTATGGTTAATCTCGTGGGTAGTACCAGATGATTGGATTACTACAAATCCAGATGGGACCTGGAAGTTTAATGAGTCTAAGAATATAGTTACAAAGCTTCTATCAGGAATACAGAATCTAGACTTTAACGAAATGCTAAAAAATCTAATAATGACGCAATTTGATACCTTAGGTACCGTGTTTGATAACATTGGCCAGTATTTCGGTTTGTCCGGCACTGAAGAACAGCAAGCAGCAACTCAGAAGATGTTTGATGAGTGGTGGAACAACTGGTTCTCTCTCAAAGGCGCTGGTGAAAATACACTTGGTATCTTGGGATGGCTAGTCAATACTGCTCTATCACCTATAAACTCTATATTAGATAGTGTTCTAGAAGCATTCGGTGTAAGCACTGAAGGTGAGGAAACTACATTCTTACAAAAGATTAGTAATTTTGTATCCTGGATCTACGGTCTGATTCCTTCAGTGGATGATATTAAACGTAGCCTCGCTAGTAAGCTTGATCCTGATGTAGCTTGGTTTTTAGGTCTTTCGGATTACCTTCCCCAGACCCAAGCAGAGTACGATCAAAGATCACAAGAGCTCTTAAAAACTATGAAAGATGAAAGTTCTAAGATTGCTGAACTAGAAGCACAACTAGCAGCTGCAGAAAATAGTAATGGGGCTCTTTCTGGTCTTACTGTTGCCAGAACTAAAGGTGCACTAATAGCAGCTCAAGAAGAACGTGATGAAGCAAATAGAGCCCTTACAGCTCTTCAAGATACAGCTAGAACGTCACCAGGAATCAATCAGAGTACTGTTAATAATGTTCAGTCGCAGTCTGATACGATCTTTATGCCAAACAGTGGATCGATTGATAACGACGATATTAGAAGATAATTATTCGTATCTTCTAATACCTAAAGCTCTTCTAGCCAGATAAGGTTTGTACGAGACAGTACTGTCTTGGTTACCGCCAAGTATAATCCAGTGCTCTTCACCATCAATGATTTCGGTCTCCACGTAGAATCCTACGTGTCCTTGCCATCCTTGATTACCTCTTGGGAAGATTACTATATCACCCTTCATAGGTGTTTCTACTGGTGTTCCCCAGTCTAAGAAACCTCGCGCGAGAAGAGGATGTTGCGATACAGATTCTGATCCCGGTATGCTATGCAGATTCAGTATACTATTTACGAAAGCTGCGCACCATTCATATCTAACCGGATCTACACCAAGAAAATATCTGAGTTCCCTTCTATGATCTTGCTCATTCAAGCCAACCATAGATTCAGCAACTACCATTACTTTTGGTGCGTATAGGTTAACCGAGTTATTTGGACTATAGACACATCCGCCTAACAGAAATATGAATAACAGATAACGCATGAAATTATTTATGAAATAGGGGATTTACAAAATATTTTTCATACGATATAGTTTTTATTGTCATAACACGTATATATAATAGTGTAACAAAGGAATCAAGTAATGCAACCCTGTATGGTATCATATAATCCAACAGAACAGAAAACCGAGTTTCTCGGTCGCTGGATTATTCATGCAGTGAAGGGTTTGTGTAACAGTTAACTATCAAGTTAGTCTTAACGAGTTCCAAACCCTCTAGCTTCGGCTTAGAGGGTTTTTTTATGGGAAAATGAAATAGGGGGTTTACAAACGATCGTAGATGCCTTACACTATACGAATAACAAGAAACGAAGCGATAGCATCAATCTTTCTTAGCTCATTGAAAATTTAGCTTTTGTCCTAGCGTAAGCGATGATGGACTGGAAATAGAAGAAATTCTATTTTCACATGCATTCGTAAGGCCTTACAGTGCAGCTGAAAATAGAATGTTGCCCCATCGTCTAGCGGTAGGATATCTGACTTTGAATCAGAAGAGCGCGGTTCGAATCCTCGTGGGGCATCCAATTATCATCTGGGTGTAGCTCAGTCTGCGTAGAGTGCTTGCCTTGGAAGCAAGAAGTCGCTGGTTCAAATCCAGTCACCCAGACCAAATATATCGGTGTAGCGTATAGGTAGCTGGTGCTACCACGGGCCTCCAAAACCCGCCGCAAGGAGTTCGATTCTTCACACCGGTGCCAACTAACGGTGTGTGGCCCGGATGGTAAGGGGATGGATTGCAAATCCATAGCACGAAAGTAGTCAGTTCGATTCTGACACACACCTCCAATCATAGCGACAGCAGTGGTCTGCACAGAGGTCTCATAAGCCTCGAGGCTGGGTTCGATTCTCAGTGGCGCTACCAAAAATAATTCTAACAAAATGAAAATAGGGGGTTTACAAACC